AAGGCAATTTCAAAGGTAACAACAAACCGTTTCAAGGCAGCAGAAGCAATCGTCATGCACCCTTCAATGTGGTACTGGTTTGCTTCACAGGTTGACGGATCATCACGCCCATTGGTTGTGCCAGTAACAGGTGCATCACAGGCATTCAACGCGGCTGGAACAGTTACAAATCCAGGCGCACCTGCTGGTCTCGTAGGAACAATTCAAGGAGTGCCAGTCTTTATTGACGCAACACTTCCAAAGACTTACGCAACAAACCAGTCTCCAATCCTCGTTGGTAAGTTCTCAGATTCTTACCTCTTCGAATCAGGTGTCAAGACACGCGTTCTTCCAGATGTCCTTTCAAGCAACCTCACAGTTCGCTTCCAGGTCTATGGTTATGCAGCACTTGCACACCGTTTCAACAAGGCTGTTTCAGCAATTTCTGGAACGGGTACTGTTGCACCTTCAGGCTACTAATTAGCCCAAACCTTGTCGCTGACCTTGCCTTCGGGTAGGGTCAGCGTCAAGGCGCAACAATTCACAGGGGGATTTATGAAGTCAATTTTTCTTGAAGGTTTGAAATCTGCTCGCGAGATAATGCAGAACAAAGGCATTGAACATCTTGACTCGCTCATCAATGAGCTTGAGTCGCCAGCAATTGAAACAACTGCTTTGAATCCAGAGATAGAGACACGATGAAGTCAAGTCACAAAGTCTGCATCGGAATGGTCAACAACGGAACCATCAATGCTCTCCTTGCAATTGACTTGATTCATATTGCAAAAGAAAGAAATGGTCACTTTGACCACATGGTTCAAGTCGGCAATATCGGACTGACTACTCGATCACGCAATGTTGTGGTCAAAACATTTTTAGAACAAACAGATGCCGAATGGCTTTTGATGATTGATTCAGATGAGCGCCTTTCACTCGATACTTGGCACAAGTTACTTGATGCAGCTCATGACAAAGAACGACCAATTGTCTCTGGTCTAGTCTTTGCAGCCTTTTTTGATAATGAAGATGGACTTCGACCAGTCCCAACAATTTACAAGATGGACATGGAAAAAGGTTTGGAAGCAATTGACGCTTATCCGATAGATGAGTTGATTGAAGTTGATGCAACTGGCACAGGTTGCCTCTTGATTCATCGCAGTGTTTTGCTTGATATGCAAAAACAAGCGACTCCAAATCAAGGCAAGGACTGGGCTTGGTTCGTAGAAGGCGCAATCGATGGCACTTACTTTGGCGAGGACTTGCTCTTTTCCAAGCGACTCAAATCAATGGGTTACAAAATCTTTGCTCATACAGGAGCAATCCTTCCCCATCACAAGCAATTTTGGTTGGATGAACGCCATCACACACCGATGCGCAATCATGCAATTCAACAAAGTCAAGGATGAGGGTTGGTCGTACCCCTGGCAATCAACCCTCATCCCCTACTTCTAAGGAGTAAGCCACATGGCAAGAATTTCAACAACTGAAGCCAATCAAGCCCTTGCCACAACTGGTTGGTCTTATGTTTCGCTTCACACTGCTGATCCATCAACAACTGGCGCATCTGAAGTAACTGGCGGCACTTATGCTCGGGTTGCAGTTACATGGAATGCCGCTTCATCAGGTTCAGTGACTCAATCAAATGCTCTTTCAATCAATCTTCCAGCATCGACAACAGTTTCTTATTTCGGAGTCTGGTCTGCTGCAACTTCAGGCACTTACTACATCGGCGGCGCACTATCTCCATCAATTACAACAGGCACATCTGCTGGCGTTGTCACAATCGCTGCTGGATCACTTTCAGTTTCAGCTTCCTAATCTAAGGGGTCACAATGGCAACAAATTATCCTGGCGCTATTGATAATCTAACGAATCCAACTTCGACAGACACACTTGATTCTGCAACCGTTCCTCACGCTGGACAACATACAGATGCCAATGATGCAATTGAAGCAATTGAAACAGCTCTTGGGGCAAACCTTGCAAATGTTGCCAAAATTGCTTCTGCAAATACTTTCACAACTTCACCTCAGACAATCAACGGCGCAACTTCTGCGATTGGTTTGATAGTCAAAGGCAATGCAACAACTCCAGGAAACTTGCAAGAGTGGCAAAACTCGGCAGGAACGGCTCAGGCTTCAATGTCAAGTGCTGGTGCTTTGAGTATCACTTCTTTGAATACTAACAGTGGACAAATAAATCAATTCAACAGCGGTGGAAGTATTTATTCGGGTTATAGCGCAACTGCTACATTCAACATTGTAACAGGAGCAGTAACAAGTGGACAAACAAAAACAGTCAATTTAGGAACTGCCGCTCTTTCAGGCTCGACAACTAACATCAACATTGGTTCTGCTGTATCAGGTGCTACCTCAACAATAAACCTGAACGGTAATGTCAAAATAACTGGTCTAACATCGAATGGAACTACGGCAGGAGCGCCAACTATTGCCTCCGCAACGACTATTGCTCCGACTACTCCAATCGCCTTTATTTCAGGCACAACGGCAATAGTAACAATTACTGCACCTGCCCCGATCTCAACAAACGGTGGTTCAATTCAACTTATACCAACGGGCGCATTTACAACAACAACGGCTGGAAACATAGCACTTGCTTCTACTGCAACGGTATCTCGCACATTGACTATGACTTATGACCCAACTACCGCTAAATGGTATCCATCGTACTAAGGAGATAAAATGACACATCTATCAAATGAAGATAAAATCAATTTGATAACAGAGCAACTATCATCTCTTGCCTCTCAAACTTATCAAGTGCAAATGAACTTTCAAATTTGCCAGGCTGCCAATGATCAGGCAGGAATAGATGCTGCAAATTCTCTCTTGGCTCAATACGCTATTTCAACAACCGTTTATCAAAAAGAATTGGATAAATTAGCGTCAGCATAATAAAAATAAATAAAGAATCAAATCCAACAGTTTTGGAGTAAATAAAAATGGCAATCTATAACGAGAGCATTGCCTACAATTATCCAAACATTCAATACAACGGAACTTGGATTTCAACTGGGTCAGGCTCCATCTCACTTGTTGGCACTGGATCATCAGCTCTCAATTTCGTAACAACTGGTTCAGGCTCAATTTCACTTGTCGCAACTGCAATCGTTTCACTCACTTTTCCTTCAAACGGCTCAGGCGCAATCAACCTTGTCGGAACTGCTTCTGTTTCGCTCATAACGACTGGCGCAGGAATCATCGAGGTTGTTGGTTCAGGAACTATTCAAAAGATTTCCTATGCGACAACAGGCGCAGGGGCAATCTCCATCAATGGAGTTGCAACTGCAAATCTATTCTTTGCAACTTCGGCTTCAGGTTCACTCACTCTTGCAGCTTCTGGATATGCCTACATCGGCGGCGCTTCGATTATCAATCGAGTTCGAGTCAGTGCATCTATCACCGAGAGAGTCAGAGTTGGGGCTATAATGAATCCGAATAAAGCCTCAAGAGTCGGATCAACAATTCTTTCACGACCTCGCACTGGTTCAGTAATTATCCATCGCGAGCGCGTCACTTCTACTATCACAAGGAGAACCCGATGACTTATGACTTGGGAGATGTTGTTCCTCTTGGAATAACGATCACCGACTCAACAGGTGCAAATGCAAACGCATCGGCTGTGACTTGCACAATCACTCTTCCTGATGGAACTGCATCGTCAGGATCAGTGACCAATCCTTCAACTGGTCTCTACAATTGCGACTTCTCGCCAAGCCAAACAGGTCGCTATGCAGTCCGATGGCTTGCAACAGGAACCAATGCTTCTGCATATACCGATGAATTTACTGTTCGCGATTATGCTGATCTCGGAGTTGTTGGACTCGATGAAGTCAAGTCTCACTTGAATATCTCACTCACAGACACAACCTTGGATGAGGAACTTCGCCGCTTCATTGATGCAGCAACAGATTTGGCTGAACAGTATCTTGGACAAATTCTAGGTCGCAGGACTTTCACAGATGAGCTTTATGACGGGGGAACTGAGTTCATTCGCATCCGCAATCCAAAGGTCATCTCAATCACTTCTGTATATGAGAACGATGCTTTGGTTTCATCTACTGCCTACAATTTGGACTATACAGGACAACGCCTTTATCGCATCGGGTCAGGAACCCTCTATGCAACCAACTCTTACGGCTACTGGACTGGCGGCTTCAATAACATCAAAATCACCTATGTGGCTGGATTCGTCAATCCTCCAATGGCTGCAAAGCAAGGTGTCCTTGAAATCATTCGTCACCTATGGCAGACACAGCGCGGTGCAATGAATGTGATGACTCGCAACCAGTCAGGCGATGACTTTTATCAGGGTTCAACATATTCACTTCCTCGCAGAGCGATGGAATTGCTCGATCCTCAATCTTTCCCAGGGCTTGCATAAATGGCAACCAGCGCACTTCCTTCCTTCATCAATGCAGTCATCACTCGACTCAAGGCAGACTCAAACCTGTCGGCAGTTCGAATCTTTGACGGCATCGAGATTGACCAGTCCTATCCAGGAGATGCAATCTGCATTGGTCACGATGGCAATATGGAAGGCGATGAAGTAGTTGCCTCAAACTTCACTCAGGAATATCGCAATCTTGGCGCAGTCGGCAAGTTCGAAGATGGAATCGTCAACTGCTCGATGTGGGCTTGGGATGGATCAACAGACATCTCAGCTCGCAGAACTCGCGCAATGCAGGTTCTTGGTTATGTGGAAAACTCGATTCGCTCGGATGTTTCATTCAGTGGGGTTGTCATATACTCAGGGCTTGAAACAGCACAGATGAGTTATCGTCAGACAACTGGCGGCGCTGCTGTTGTTATCAACTTTTCACTCACTTATCGCGCAAAGATATAGGGAAATCAAATGCCGAAAATCAAGAATATCTCGCCGCTAGGCGAACTTTATATTCCTTCACTCAATTTGACAGTGAAGGCAGGGGAAAGCGCTGAAGTCTCAGCCGAGGCAGCAGCTTCATTGCTAGAACAAACCGACAATTGGGCAGCAGCCGACAAAGCCGCTTCCCTACTTTCCAACGCTCAATCCACAATAGGAGAATAAAATGGCAATTGGTTCAGGTATTGGCTCCCAACTTGGGATTGTAGCCGAAACAACTTTCAACACTCTCGTCACAGTTTCACGCTTCTACGAGTTCACTTCAGAAAATTTGAAGTATAACAAGAAGACAGCAGTGGGAATGGGTCTTCGCGCAGGTGGACTTCTTCCACGCTCTCAGCGCCGCGTTGTAACCACAACAGATGCCTCTGGTGACATCGCCCTTGACCTTCCTTCACGCGGTCTTGGACTCTTGCTTTCACAGGCAATGGGATCAGCGCCATCTCCAACAACTGTGACAACTGGTGTTTATTCCTACGCCTTCACACTTGGCGATGTTTATGGTCGCTCATTCTCAGCACAGGTCGGCGTTCCACAATACGGCGGAACAGTTACTCCAAAGACTCTTGGCGGTTGCAAGATTTCATCCTTCGAACTTGCAGTCTCAAACGCTGCTATCGCGACAGGAAAGTTCAACATCGATGCCGCTTCCTTGACAACAGGAGTTTCACTGGCAACAGCATCATTTTCCAACTATGCAACAACCAACCTCTTCAATTTCTCTCAAGGCGCAATCACAGTTGATGGTTCAGCAGTTGCCAATATCAAGGATTTCTCAATCACAGTTGATAACTCAATCAAGACAGATCGCTTCAACCTTGGCTCAGCAGGTATCAAGGCAGAGCAGACAATCAACGGCTTCCGCAAGATTTCAGGCAAGTTGACTGCTGAATTCACAGACACAACCCTTCTTGCCAAGTATCTATCAGATGCAACAACAGCTCTTGTCCTTACCTTCACAGGCGGAACCATTGCTCTTGGTCAATCAGAGAAGCTCATCATCAATGTTTCAGCAGTCAAGTTCGATGCTGATACACCAAATGTTGCAAGTCCAGGAGTCATCGATCTTGCAATGTCATTTGAAGCCTATGATGACGGCTCAAACCAGCCATTGACAATCACCTATCAGACAGCAGATTCCGCGCTCTAATGGCTGACAATGCCTTTCAGATTGATGTCAATACCAAGGACTATGCTCGTTTTTATGCAGCAACCAAAAAGGTTGAACCAGAAATCACAAAGGCTTTGCGCAAAAGATTGACTGCCATTGCAAAACCAATCACAGCTCAAGTCAAATTGGCGGCTCTTGCTCTTCCATCCAAACAGGGGGGGATGGCAGAAAAAGGCGCTAGGGGAACAGGTGGTCTTGGTCTAAGGCAAGGAATCGCGGCAGCAGTCGAGCAAAAAATCAGACCAACTGGCAAGAATGGACTCAATGTTCGCATTCGAGTCTCTGGCACAAAATTTGCAGAAAAAACTGGCAAGCCTCGCAAACTTCCGCGTTATGTTGAAGGGTTTTCAAAAAAACCTTGGAGGCATCCAGTATTTGCTGACGCAGGTGCAGTCAAAGGAACTTGGAAAGGCGCTTGGGTTGTTCAAGCCGCAACGCCATTTCTTGTTCAAACGGTTCTTCCGCACAAAGAAGAATTCAAAGGTGCAGTGTACGATTCATTTGTGGATGCAGTTCATTCATCTGGAATGTTAGATTCATCAACGGAATAAGGGGAAGCAATGCCATTGATTATCAGGGAGAAGTCTTACAACATCCCAAAAGAAAACGGATCACCAGCTCCAACAGGTCGGGAAATCATTGAAATTGAAAACACTTTCAATCTTGATGGATTGACTTTATTGGGAACACTGGCAAATGATGAACCGAGCAAATTGCAAGGTTATTCAAAAGTCAAAGCCCTTTATGCAGTCGCATGGATTGCGATGAGTCGCGCAGGGGAAACCTTGTCAATTGATGATGTCTTGAATGAATATGCAATTGATGAAATTTTGATGGGTGATGAGCCAGCAAAAAAAGAAGTGCCAGCCGACTCGTAAGGGGAGGCACACTCGGGAGAATAAGGTCAAACCTTCCTCTCTTGATGCACACATATCCAGGCATCACGCCTTTCAATGTGTACGACATAGAAGTTGAAGTCTTGAATGATTTGATTGAAGCCGCGCAACCCAAAGACTAGGAGATGACAATGGCATTTGATGCTTCCATTGGCGTGAACCTGATTGGTCGAGATGTTTCGGCTTCAAGTGCAATCAAGGGCGTTGGAGACTCAGCCAAATCAACGAGCGACCAAATCAAAGATGCTGGTGTCAAAGCAGGAGTTGCCTTTGCAGCAATCAGTGCTGGCGCTCTTATGGCAGCAAAATCAGCAGCCGAGGATGAGCAAAGTTCCACACAACTTGCAAACAGTCTCAAGAATGTCATTGGCGCAACCGATGCCACAGTCAAATCAGTTGAGGATTACATCAACAAAACGACATTGGCAACAGGTATTGCCGATGACAAATTGCGACCAGCATTTCAGCGATTGGTTGGATCAACAAAGGATGTTGGCGAAGCGCAGAAGTTGACCAACCTTGCAATGGAAATTGCAACTGCAAAACATCTTGATGTGCAATTGGTTGCCAATGCCCTTGCAAAAGCAAATGATGGCAATGTCAACGGTTTGAAAAAGTTGGGAATTACTCTTGGCGACAATGCTCAAAATCTTGCTGCTTACAACAAAGAACAAAAGTCTCTTCAAAAATATACAATTGACGCTCAGGCTGCTTTGGAACAATATGGCGAGGGTTCCAAGCAATATCAAAAAGTTTTGGAAAATCTCAATCTTCACACTGAAAAAGCAAACGCCTTGTCAAAGGCAGGAATTGATGTTTTCGGTGAACTAGGAAATGAATTCAAAGGTTCTCTCTCTGCCAATGCCGACACTGCTGCTGGCAAAATGGCAATCATGCAAAACTCAATCATTGAGGCAAAAGAATCGGTTGGCTATGCACTGCTCCCAGCGCTGACATCATTGACTAGCGTATTTCAAAAACTTGCTCCATTCATTCAAGACAATGCCGATTTGCTTGGCAAGGCTGTGCTTGTGGTCGGTGCTTTGACTGGCGCAATTATGCTCGCAGGAGCTGCTGTCAAGGCTTATGAGACGATAACAAAGGCGATGGCTATCGCACAGACATTGCTCAATGCTGTGATGAGCGCAAATCCAATTGGTTTGGTTGTCATCGCTATTGCAGCACTTACTGCCGCACTCATCCTTGCTTATCAACATTCAGAGACTTTCCGCAACATTATCACTGGCGCATTTGATGCAGTCAAAGATGCAGCATCAGCTGTTGCCAATGCTGTCTCATTTGCTTTCAATGCAGCCCTTGGCGGCATCAAGACGGAAATCAATGCAGTCATCGCAATGGCAAACCTTGCAATTCGCGCTTTGAATTCAATTCATATCAACATCCCATCGTGGATTCCTGGACTTGGCGGCAGGTCATTCGGCATCAATCTCCCAACAATCCCAATGCTTGCCGATGGCGGCATCGTCACCAAGCCAACTTTGGCAATGATTGGTGAAGCAGGAGCCGAAGCTGTAGTTCCACTCTCAAAGGGTGGATTTGGTGGCGGCATCAATGTCACTGTCAATGTCGGTGGTTCAGTAGTTCAGGAACAGGATCTTGCAATCTCAGTCAGAGATCAGATTGCTATCTTGATGCGCCGAAGAGGACTCAATCCATCAATCTTGGGGGTATAAATGTCACTGCTTGACGGCACAAATGCTCCGACAATCTCGGTTGATTTTGACCTTGGAAATTTGGGGTATTTCACTCTTGGCATTTCCACACTTGATGGAACTGATGTTTTAGGCGCTCCAGCTTCAACTCAATGGTCAACTATTACAACAACAGACATTCGAGCAATCACTATTCGCCGAGGTCGCACTCGTGAGGATCAAGCCAATCAGCCAGGAGCCTTGAGCCTTACTCTTGAAAATTACACAAGCCAATACGATCCAGACAATTCCTCATCTTCTTATCAGTGGAATGGATATTCAATCCTCACAAGAGGAATGGGTGTTCGAGTCAAGGCAACTTGGTCGGGAACTGATTATGTAATTTACAGAGGCTATCTTGAGCAATTAGATACTGACATGAGCCTTGATCCAGTTGTTGTGATGCAATTTACCGATGCCCTTGCCAAAATTGGCTCATATACCGTTGCTGCAATTTCCTCGGCATATTCAGGAGATACAACTGCAACTCGCGTGGGTCGAATTCTCGATGCTGCTGGCTGGTCATCGACTTTGCGTTCATTGACTGGCTCTCGCACAATGAAACCGACAACCTATGGGGCAACAGCTCTTGCACTATCCGAGGAAGCAAATAATTGCGAATATGGTCGTTTCTATGCTGACAGGCAAGGAAACTTGACTCTGATTCCTTACGAATCACTTTTGACAACTTCTTATCGCTTCACACTTTCAGACACTCGCTCTGCTGGAACAATTGAATATGATTCGATTGGCACAAACCCTGGCGCAAAGTATTTGACCAACACCGTCATCTTGACTCAAGACAATACCAATTCGCAGACTGCAACAAATACTCCTTCGGTTGGGCGATACGGAATCGCGCAAAAACTTGTCAGCGCACCTTTGCTCAATAATTCCGATGCGTTGACAATGGCTCAGATTTACGCAGACAAAAATGCCTTGCCTTCAACTCGTGTGGATCATATTGAATTTGATGCGCTAGGAATTAGCACACTTTGGTCATCTCTGCTTCAGACAGACCTTGGCGACAATGTGAATGTTGAGCGCACAACAATTGATGCTCGCAACCGAACTTTCACATCCATTGTTGAATCTATAAACATCGACATAACACCATTTTCTTGGCGTGTTGGGCTAGACTTATCCCCATCATCTCGCACAGGAATTTTCATTTTGGGAACCTCTACACTCGGCGGTTCTGACCTTCTCTGGTACTAAGGAGCAAAAATGGCAACTGGATTCCCAGTCAAAGGCACAGGCGGTTCAACCTCCTATGCAAACGGCAACACACTATCAGCATCCGATCTCAATGATGGATTTGGAACGCTGAATTTCCTTGCCGCCTTCTATACAGGAAACCCAGCTCTTTTGGGCGCACTTGAAACTTGCAATGTTGTGGCATCTGCTGCAACTGGAACAATCAATGTCGATGCCAAAACTTCAACTGTCTGGTATTACACAACCAATGCCAGCGCAAACTTTACTTTGAACTTCCGAGGCAACTCGTCAACAACACTTGCCTCAGTGCTTGCAACTGGTCAATCAATAACCATTGTCTTCCTCAATACCAACGGAACAACTGCTTACTATCCAACTGCTTATCAGATCGATGGTTCTGCTGTAACTCCGAAATGGCAAGGTGGCACTGCTCCAACCGCAGGAAATGCTTCATCAATTGATGCCTATTCCATAACTATCATCAAGACTGCTGCAACTCCGACTTACACAGTCATCGGCAGCCAAACGAAGTTTGCATAATTTATGAGTCCAATACTAGGATCAAAAGGCAGTTTATCTGCTAGTGCTTATGGATTCACTTCAAGTATTGCACTCGACTCTTACGACTCGATTGCAACGCTTGCTGGTACTGGCGCTAGTGGAACAATTTCATTTACAAGTATTCCGCAAACTTACACACATTTACAATTACGTGTTTATGGTGGAGTAGCAACCACGGCTACAAGTTCTTCTAACTTGCAATTCAATAACGATTCAACGGCTGCTAATTACGCTACTCACTTTTTATATGGAAACGGTGCATCTGCTGCTGCTGGCGGTGGTACTTCAACCTTATACGGCATTTATGTCAATGGTATTTCAAGTGCGCCATCTGCAACAATTATAGATATTTTAGATTATACAAATACAAATAAAAATAAAGTTTCACGTTCACTCAACGGTTACGATGCTAACGGGTCAGGAGTAGTAAACCTTTTATCTGGTCTTTGGCTATCTACTGCTGCAATTACTCGTTTAGATATTGTTGCTGGTCAAAACTGGGGTACTTACTCCTCTTTCGCTCTGTATGGGATAAAATAAAATGGCAGCAGCAAACACATACACACCGATAGCGACTCAGACATTGGCAAGTGCTGTTACAAACCTTACTTTCAGTTCTATTGCTGGCACATATACAGATTTGGTACTTATTTCTAATTTCAAATCAACAGCCACAGATGGCATATCCGTTCAATTCAATGGGGATACCGCTTCTAATTACTCTTGGACATTGCTATATGGTACTGGTTCTGCTGCTGGTTCTGCTCGATATACAAGTCAAACTAGCGTAACTATTGGATATACAACAGTCAATAATTTCAATACATCTATATGCCAATTTCAAAATTATAGTAATGCAACAACTTACAAAACTTTGATTTCAAGAAGTTCGGCTGCCGATTATGAAGTTGATGCAATGGCTGGCTTATGGCGTAGTACGGCTGCAATAACAAGCATAAAAATCAACTGTAGCGGAACGCTACAAATTGGCAGT